AAGGTGCGCGAGGAGGACGCCCAGCAGTACCAGATTGAGGACAGCTGGACTTCACCCGTGGGTGCCTACGTGGAGAACGAAGGCCCGTTGGCCACGTTCTCCACCTCGGACGTGTTGAACGCCATAGGGCTGGACATCGGTCAGCGAACCGCCACAGCCTCCAGCCGGGTACGGGCGATCCTCGTGCGCATGGGGTGGATCGAGAAGGCAAGCCCGGCGGGGTTCCGGGGCTTGCGCGTCTGGCGCAGAGCTTAGAAGGGCGGCATGTCCGGATCGTCGTCCGATAGTTCGTCGTCGTCGTCGTTATCAAGGTCGGGAAGGCCCGTGTGGAGCAACTGCGGGCGCGGGTCGGGCCGCAGGGCTTCCAGTCCAGGGATCGCGCCGCGGAAGGCCAGCCGGACCAGCAGCGTGAGGACTTGCGATTCAGCAAGGCCAGACTGGACGGAGAGGGCTTGGAGCTCGTGGCGGACCACGGGCTGGAAGCGGACGTGGAGCGTGGCAGGGTTCGACATGGAGGATCCTTTGGTGAAGGTGAGACACGTTGTGGCCACAACGTGGGCACACTGTACCCCGGCGGCGGTTGACAGTCCAGACACGTTGTGGCCACGTTGTGGCCATGTTGTGTCACGCGGTCACATCGGAGCATGTCACGTTGTGGACATGTTGTGGCCATGTTGTGTCACACCGTCCGAAGCGTGGGATACACGTTGTGGCCATGTTGTGGCCACGTTGTGTCACGACTCCAGAGGGCAAGGTGTGACACGTTGTGGCCACGTTGTGGCCACGTTGTGGACACACTTCAGACCGGATCAACGCCGATCAACAGAGGGGGGATACGTAAGTGCTCGGAATCATGCGCAACAGATCAACAGACAAAACGCGTTTTTCAACCCCTACAGTCCCGCGGGGGGGGAAAAAGAAAAACACGACTCCCCCGCTACTCCTATACGTATGAGAAAAACGGTGTTGATCGTGTTGATCACCTTTCAAGCTTCACAACTCGGTGTTGATCGCCGTGTTGATCCGTGTTGATCGTGTTGATCACCTTTGGAGGCCGATAATGCAAACCAGACTCTTTCCGCTGACCGTTGAACCGTGGCTGTACGGGAACGACCTCGAGGAGCTTCTTCTGGCGTGGGACGCCGCGCCATCGGACTCGGACCTACTGGCACGCGTCCGGGTTCAGGTCGGACCGACCGACACCGCCAGGGAAGCGCGGGACCAGCTGGCGCTCCATCGCATAGAGTGGGCTGGGCGCCGGGCTGCGGTTGACGTAAGGCCAACCACGAAGTACCCTGACTTACCGCCGGTCGTTGTGCGCGGGCTCCTCGAGGTGCGCGTGAACGGCCAAAACTCTGAAGCTCAAAAAACTGGAGCGACCTGTGGGTAAACGCGGACCCCAACCGAAGCTCATGAACCCGGTGATCCTCGCTCGGTTGTGCGAGGCGATCCGAATCGGATCCACGATTGAGCTTGCATGTAAGTACGCGGGGATCTCGCACGCGACGTACTGTGACGCGGTGAACCGAGCCAAGGCTGGTGAACCCGAGTGGCAAGCGTTCGCGGCGGAGCTCGCCGACGCGGAAGGCGCGCTGGCCGCGGACATGCTCCAAGTGATCACGGGAGCCGCCAAGAACGGAACGTGGCCGGCTGCGGCGTGGATGCTCGAGCGCCGCTACCCGATGATGTATGGCCGCTCGGAGTCCAGATTCGTCCAGCAAGCCGAACCCGTGGAGCCTTACCAGACCCGCGAGGAGCTGATCAAGGCGCTGGCGTCCATCCCGGCGGACGTGCTCTCCGACGCTCTGGCTGCTCGCAAAGAGTCCGCGTGATCGTTGACCTCGCTCGCATCGGTGCCACGCTCACCCACCGCCGGCTCCAGCTGTTCCAGCCCAGTCCGGCGCTCGCCGGGTTCATGAACTCGGACGACAAGCGGATATTGGTCCGCGCTGCCAACCGCGTGGGCAAGACAAAGCACGCCGCGGCGAAGCTCGCCGGGCTCATGCTGGCGACTGGCCACAAGCGCTACCGGGCTGTGGCGGTCAACTATACCCAAAGTATCGCGGTGGTTGGCCAGTACCTCAAAGACTTCCTACCCGCTGCGGCGCTGGCGCCGGGCTCCCGCTTCACGCTGGAGAATGGCTGGAGCCACCAGCTGATCGTGTTGAACAACGGGACCACGTGCGAGATCCGGTCACAGGATCAGGCGCCTATCGCTCACGCGGGGTCCGACCTTGACGGCGTGTGGTTGGATGAGATCCCACCGAGCGACATTCTGCAAGAGAACATCTTCCGCGTCATGGCGCGTCAGGGCTGGCTCTGGCTGACAGCCACGCCTATCGGGCGTCCTGTGGAGTACCTGCGGACTGTGGCCGAGGCCGAGGACTCCGCGTGGACCCAGTACGTGGCGCCGCTCTCTCACGCCAACTGTCCGTGGTACGGCGTGGAGCAAGTAGACGAATGGCTGACCGAGGCCCGCGCCTTCCCCGATTCGTACGAACAGCGAATCAACGGAGCGTGGGAAGGCACGACCCAGAGCCGAACGTTCACCGGGTTTGACTCCTCGTGTTTGATCAACGAGGACGACCCGCAGCCCAAGGGCTGTAAGATCGGCGTGGGGCTGGACCACGGCGAGCACGCGGGCTCTCAGGTGGCGGTCCTCGTGGCGTGGAACGCGAGCGGGATCTGGGTGCTGGACGAAGCGGTGAGCAAGTCCGCAACAACACCGGCTCAGGACGCCGTGGCGATCCGGGAGATGCTGTTGGCCAACGGGCTGGACGTTCACATGGTGGACGTGTGGATCGGGGACGTCAACTCGGTGGGCAAGCTCGGAGCGGGCTACAAAGTGAACGAGATTCTGGGGCTGGCGCTCGCTCGGGAGGCTGGCCACGCTCGCCAGGGATTCAAGATCAACACGCCGCAGAAGGGCGCCGGCTCGGTGGACATCGGAGAGAAGCTGCTGAACGCCGGGTTCCTACGCCGTCAGGTTCGAGTCCATCCCCAGTGCGTTCACGTGATCAAGGGCTTGAAGCACTCAAAGGGGCTAAAGACGGACGAACCTTTGAAGCACGCTCTGGACGCTTTGCGCTACATCGTGTTGGAACCGTTACAAGCCATGAACACCAACCGAGCGGCCCCCCGTCGCTATCAACTCTGAGGCCGTACCATGCTGATCCCTGACAACGAAGTTGACGCCGCCCGTTGGCAATACACCCGGATGTGCCGGAACATTCTGGGTGGAACGTGGGAGCTCGAGATCCTCACGCGCATGAAAGAGCAGTACGGCTTGAACAACGTGAACAACATGGGCCGTCCGTCCATGTCGGTCAATCTGTACGGGAACACCGTGGATCAAGTGGCCATTCTGTACACCTCGCCGGGCGTGGTCACCAACGAATACCTGACCGATCAGACCTCCGCGATCTGGTCCGAAGTCATGGACGGGTGTCACCTGTGGGCCATGGAACAGGAGATGAACCGGAAGGTGGTCGGGCTGCGGGAGTCCTTCTACCACCTCGTACCAACGGCCACCGGCCTCCAGCTTCAGATCGTGACTCCAGACGAGATCGTGGTTCTGGCGCACACTGGAGACCCGAGCTCGCCAACGGCGCTGAAGCGGGCGATCACTATTGCCACCACGGATGAGAACGGGAAGGCGGTTCACCGTGACTGCTGGGAAGTCTGGGACGTCTCGAACCCGGAGAACCCGATCCACTGTGTTCTTGACTCGGCTGGCGTTGACGTCACGCTCCAGTGCTACCCCGAGCACACCGGGGAATACCCCTACGTGGACGAGCTCGGGCCGTTCTTGCCCTGGGAGCTGTACCGCGCTCGCTACACCAGCGAGACCTTCGATCCGTACTGGGGCTCCGAGATCGTCCACGGTACTTTGGACATCGCAATTCACTGGACCATGTGGGGCGTGTGTTTGCGGAACAACAGCTGGCCGGTCTCGTGGCTCATGGACGCGGACGTTCCCGGTATGTCCGCGGTGGACAACGTGAACGGCTTCACGAGCTCACCGCCGGACTCCATCGAACTGTCGCCCAACTCGATCCTCAGGTTCAAGTCCGAGGGCCAACCCGGCGTTGGCAAGGTAGGCCAGCTTCAGGCCGCAGACGCAAAGGCCATGGCTGACGCGATCCTCATGAAGCAAGCCACGATTCTGAACAACGTCGGGATCCATCCCGAGGACTTGAGCAACGCTGGCCAGCCCATGTCCGGCGTGGCGATCCAGCTGAAGCGAAGCTACCAACGCAAAGTGGCCGTGGGCTACGTCCCGATGTTCCAGGCTGCGGACCAGCGGCTGTTCTCGAAGATGGCGCGCACGTGGAACATCTTCTATGGCGCCGGCGTCAAGCTCCCGGCGGACGGCTGGAAGATTGAATACAGCCTACCCGAGACTTCCACGGATGAGTTTTTGGCTGACCTCAAGCGGGATGAAGCTTTGATCGAACTCGGGCTGAAGTCCACGGTGGACCTTGCCATGAAACTGTACAACCTTGACGAAGCCGCGGCGGTCCAGAAGCTCCAAAGCGTGCGCCAGATGAACACGCTTTTCCCCTTCACTCCCCCAACCGTCAAACTCTAAGGAAGAACAACACCATGGCCGACGATCTGAACAACGCTGAAGAACGCATCCAAGCTCTGATCCGCGAGCGCAACGCCGCACGCTCTGACCTCCAAGAAGCCCGCGCTGAGATCGCGGCGCTCACCGAGCAGGGCACCGCCACCAAGGGCGCAACCGAGGCCGCGGTGAACGCAGCTCGAGCAGAGATGCAAGCCAAGGTGAGCGACCTCGAAGGCCAGCTGCGCCGGAGCTCGAACCGCGCCTTGCTCCTCGAGGACAAGATCCCCGCTGACGGAATGGACGATCTGCTGGAGTACCTGGACTATCAGTACGGACGGATCAGCGTGGACGAAGGCGCGACCAAGCCCGAGTTCTCGGACTGGTACAAAGAAGCGCGCAAGACAAACAAGGTTTTGCGCGCCGCCATGAAGCCAAGCGTGGCCGCGGCTGCTGTGAGCGAGGACCAGCCGGAGACCAAGGTGGAGACCAAGCCGGCGCCGCGTCCGGTAGCCAAAGCCAACGTCGTCCAGCCCAAGCCCGGCGAGACCGGACGGGAAGTGGTGCTGTCCAAGGTCAAGATGGGAACGCCCGAGTGGAACGCAGCCAAAGACCGGCTGGCGAAGTCCGCGTTCACCCGCGGTTGACATTCTGCGCGGCGGTGGTAGTCTGATCGTGAGCGGTCGCCCACGTGACGGGTATCCCCTGGCGGCTGCCCACGTGACGGGCGGGAGAAGTCAAACCCAACCTTCTACCCGTCAATGGAGGCCACCATGGCCGCAGATACCTACGCCAGTCTAAACTCCGATCTCGGTCTCGCCGCTTACCTCAACATGGCGTTCATCGAGCTCCTTCACGAGACCAAAGATCTGAAGGAAGTGGCCCAGTACTTCCCTTTCACCGGTGGCGCCGGCTCTGCCACCATGAAGCTCCGCCAGATCCAGCCCGTGGACGCGTTCACCGCTCCCGGTGAGGACACCGCGCCTTCGATCACCAACTTCACCACGGCGAACAAGTCCCTGACCGTGGCCAAGGCGAATCTGTACCGCTCGGTTACCGACCTCGCTTTTATCACCGGTGAGATGGAAGCTCAGCAGCTGGTCACCTCGTTCGCGAAGTCCCTGGTTTACTACCGCTCCAGCTTGATCGCGGCGCTCGGTGCCGGCTTCACCGCCAACACCGCCGTGGGCTCCACTGGCGTGGCGCTGACCGTGGACACCGTGTACGCGGCCATGTTCGCGCTCCGCAAGGCGCTCGTGGTTGGCGATCTGGACTTCGTGTCTCACCAGACCGCGATCACCCAGTTCCAAGCCAGCCTCCGCGGTGAGACCGCCACGCCGTTCCAGATCGCACCCGCGACCCAGACCGCGCTTGGTACCTCCGACACCGGGAACGTCCTGTTCTCGTGGATGGGGATCAACTTCCGTTCGCACGCCAGCGTCCCCAAGATCAACACGAACGCCGACTACAGCGGCTTCATGGTTGGCCGCGGCGCTATCGCGTTCACCGAGGCGCCGGTCTCCGGGTTCGTCCGCCAGTACGCGTTCAACCCCCAGACGCTGGCCGGCGAAGAAGCGATCATCTGCCAAGACCTCTCCACCGAGGCCAAGGGTAGCCGCTCGTGGATCTGCCACTACTACCCCGGCGTGTCCGAGCTCGAAGATGCTCGTGGCGTGCAAGTAGTATCGTCCGTCTGATCGTTCACCCACCGGGCGCCCCAGTTGTCGGGGCGCCCACTTCCGGAGCTCATGGATCTCACCGCCAAGTCATTCTCCCCAGAACGCGTTCGTACCTCAAAAGAGGCGCGGGATTATCTCCCTGTCGAATGGCTGAACAACGTCCACGAGCTGATTCACAAGCCGTTGGACTGGGAAGTAAAAGACGGGCGGTGGCTTCCGGTTCTCTCTCCGATCTTTTTCATGAAAGGGCTGAACAACTACGACGACAACGGACAGGTGGACCCCGAAGCCGTCCGGCGCATCTACCGGGCGAAAGGCTGTGCGTGCATCGTTCCCGATGACGACCGACTGGGTGAGTACAAACACTACATCGCCACGGTCCCCGCCACAAACCCGGCCTATGGCTCGGTCGGAAAATACTACCTGACGATCTTTGAGAGTCCTGAGATGGTGGCCGGACGCGTGATCTGGCGCCGCGACGAAAAAGCGTTTGACGCTTTCCGCGCCCACCTCGTGGACGTCGGGATTGTGGTCATGAACAGCACCATCGCGGAGCTTGTGATCGCATCGAAGCGCGAGGCGCTCAGCACGATGGAACAGGTACCGCTCAACACCACCTCGAAGCAGCGCACGATCACCAAGCTCACCGCGGACATCGCGGCCATGGAGCAGCTGCTGACCGGGCTGGCCAAACCAAAAGCCGCAAGCGTGAAGCGCACATTCCGCGTCGAACGCGATACTAACCCCCACACTCCGGATTGAATCCCATGCCCTACTCCTCTGGCGACCTCGTGACTGTTGACGGCGTTGAATACACCGTGAAAGCTCCGGCTGACGCGTACACCGTGGTAGACGCGGACGGCAACGAGATGATCTTCACCGCGGCCCAATTGGAAGCCGGGCTGGAAGAAGTGGCGGAGCCCGAGGAGCACAACATGGAGATGG